TAGATAATTTAAATATAATAGGAAACACAATAGGTCTGGATAACACAGACAATACAGATTTGAGAGGAATATTTATTGACATTGGTGAGTCCATTGGAAAAGCAACAATATCTGGTAATAAAATTGTTGGTGAATTAAATGTCTTGTCTACCAACAATGTATCCAATGGTATAAGAATTATAAATACACTTGCGACAGGAAATGTTTTATCACAAGCAATAATACACGAAAACTATATAGAGAATGTTAAATTACTTGATAGTTCTGTGTTTGGAATTTATATTGAGGACGTAAGCAGGGTCTCAGTTTCTAACAATACTCTTGTAAATGTTGCAACGTTTGGGGCACCTTACTCTGACACTGGATTTATTTGGATTGATGACTCTGTTGGAATTGTGGACGTTCACAATAACTTATTAAATATTGGAGAGGCGTTGCGCGGAATATATGTAAAGGGCACATCGACCATAACATCAATTCTCGGAAACACTTTGAGCCAAATTGGTGACGCAAATAATGCAACCAATTTGGCTCTCCCGTACTCTGCATATATTTTGGGCAATTCGGCTCGCGCAAGTGTTGTATCAAACACTTTTATTGGCCCAGGAGACTACGGTATTTGGTGGAAGGGAGAGAGATCAAAAATTTCAGGAAACCATTTTAGCACACCAGATAGCGCCACTAATTATGCCTTCAAAATAGGTATAAAAGCGCAGGCAAGCTATTTGGATATATCTGATAACATGTTGGTTGGGTTTACTGACACTGATTCAATGGGAATAGTAAACGTGAGCACAGCAAACGAAGGCGTAAGAATATCTAATAATACTATAGATGGTGACGAAATGGCCAATCTAATAAAATTAAGTGGTGATTATCATGTAATTTCTGGAAATAGGCTTAAAAACTCTACACAATCGTCTGTTGGTGGCACAACACAGTTCATTGAGTTTTCAAGTGATGCTGATAGTATATCTGTTGTTGGAAATACATTTGAGGGCAAAGGAACATCATTTATTTATTCAACCTATGCAATAACAAATGCGTCAATTTTAAATAATACCATGTATGATGCGGGCGCGGCAATGCTAACTGGCGCACCAATTACGCTCAGCAGTGCGTCAGTAGCAGATTGTTTTATATCCGGGAATAAACTACCGGATATATCTCATTGCGGCGCTGAAAATACAATAGGTGCTTCTCCCTCACAATTTGATTATAATACTAATACCATAGGATTTAATAAGGGTTTATTAGATAGTATTAGTCTACATGCTTCAGCTGGTGTTACTGGATACGATTCAACGGTTTCTGGTGATGGAAAGCCGTTTTGGACAATTGTGGATGGCGGAACATACTGGCAACTTAATAATACAGATAAAAATAATTGTTACTTGTATTTCCCAATAAATTGTTTACCAAATGGTTCTGTAATAAAATCAGCACAAATACAAGGCAGGTTCACAACACAGGCTGCGGCTGCATCTATTACGGCAAGAATATTTAAAAGAAGTGTTAATTTAATTGATACAAGTAGTCCAGTGCAACCCGTTAGTGACCCGATAACAATATCCATTAATGGTGAGTTTGTAAACACAACTTCTACCGGAACAATAGACGAAATATCTGGTGGTGAAATATCGGAAGTAATAAATTATAGTGAAAGTGCTTATTATGTGCAAATATACTATTTGTGTTCAAACACATCTTCTGCTTCCGGAATCCAAATAAGAGGAATTACTGTTAATTTTAGACATTAAGAGAGGAATATATGGCCGAAAGAAGTGGAATAGAAATGTTGGAAGAAATACTTTTTAAAATATCACAATTAGAGTCCCAGATTTCTGGCATTGATAAAAATATTAAGTCCTTATTAAATACCTCAAAAAACGGTGCAATAAAAAATAAACCAGAAATTAGTGTGGCCCAACCGAATACAGGACCGGTTTCTGGGTTTAAGAATTTTTCTTTTCAGCCAGAGCAAACAGAACCAATAATTATGGTTAAAGGAAAATTAAAATTAAGCAGCGGAAACTCAACAATTCCTATTTCTGGTGTGTCTGTTACTATTTATGATTCATTTGACAAGGTGGTAAAAAAGACCAAAACAAATAGAGCAGGACAATGGATGAGTCAGCTTAAACCCGGAAAATATGTTGCACTTTTTGAAGGAGAGGCTAATGGTAAAAAACTACTCCCTCAAAACAAGAACTTTATAGTTCCACAAACATTACCTGCTGGGCAAACAGAGTTTGAAGTAATATAAAATTGGAGTTTTAAATGGTTCAACCTTACTCACATAGAGTACTTTCAGACATCTTCGGCCTAGAATCGGTTGTATCGGACATAGGCGTAGTTGCTGGGAAAAATATACTAATTGATCACTTAAGAGATATATTTTCCAGAGATAGAGAATATCGATTTTTGAGCGATGATTTCGGTTTTCCGAAAACACCTAGCCATCTTGGTTTGTCTCCTGGCGCTGGCCTTGATGACGAAGAAACTACTCGTATTTTCATTGGTGGAACTTTTCGCTACGACGTAAAGTTTAACCCATCACTGATCATAAAAAACACCGGAAGTAGGTATATACCAATTTCCTTCAACCAAAACTTATTGGGAATTATTAATACAAAAGAAATAATTACAGATGGTTACGGAAATAGTGCTACGATATACACTCCCGCCTATCATACTTTGGTCGGCGCCTGGGACCAAACATTTGAGGTAAAGGTTGTAGCAGAAAGTGAAACAGATAGAGAAGAAATATCAGACATTGTACAGGTGACTTTGATGGGAACCAGAAGATTAGATTTACAAAATGCTGGGCTTTTTATAAAATCTCTTTCAACGTCTGGTGAGCACGAAGAAAAATATGCAAATGATTACTTGTATTCTGTGTCTATTAACATAGATGCACGTAGTGAGTGGAAAGTGCACATTCCAATAAGTGATGTGGTAGAAAGAATTGGTGTTTGTTTGACATTTAGTGCCTTGGGAGGAGAGACTGCCGATGCACTAACTATAAATCAACAAATAACAATGGCAGATACTTTGTAATGAAATAAAAAATCTATCAATATTATTGGATTAAATGTAAGGTGAGCCCTATTCGGAGTTTGCTTGGGCCTCCTTAATAGATCCGATTAATAGGAGACTAAAAGAATGGCCAATTTACCAGGTATTTCGGGTTACACACGCCCAGGAACCTATTCCAGAGTGCGAACAATTCGTCGCGGCGTAAGTATTCCCGGAGGTTTACGGATTCTGGCTATAATAGGCTTGGGTCAAGCCGAAGAGAGTATTATTTTGAGTGCCGAAGGCGGTGGGGCTGATGGAGTAAATCCAGATTTCTCTGGTTCAACTGCTCCTGATGGTAGGCACTTTGAGCTGTCAAAAACTGATTTAATATCAGCGAGAACTGATATCTACAAAAACAATATTCCCTTAACCGGAATTGAAGAAACAATTGATACCGACCCATTCGATAATAGATACGATTATCGCCTTGAACCATCTACCGGAAGAATAGAGCTTCAAAGAGCGCATTTAGTTGATCAGGGCGGTATGTATGCTCCTCCTAGTACCGCGAATGTTGGTAATGGTTCTATGTCTACAATAGAACTTATTGACGCAAATGCTCCAGCAGAAACATGGACGTTTAGGGCAACAAGCGTTATACGCGATGCTTACGGCGATCCAATTCCAGATGTAACCGTGTTTACTGCCATCGGATCCGTATCTGGACAACCAGTGGATGCCTACGGCGCTCCGGTTGTATTTATAAGCGACGGAGTTGTAAGGGATAACGGTATCCTGCGCGTTGCAATAACAGAGGGTGCTACCGCCTTTGATCGCGGTGATAGGTTCACAGTAAAGGTTACTAGTGGTGTTCTTAAAAAGGGCGAATCACTTGATGCTCGATATATTGCGACAGAGGACCTTAATGATCCAGAGTTATTTACTGATGCAAACAAATTATACATAAAACACGGCAGACCGTCTGTTACAAACACTTTGTCTTTAGGCGCAGAACTTGCCTTTGCTAATGGAGCATTTGCGGTATTGGCCCTTCAAGCAAAGCCGCCGCTGCCACGAAGAACTTCTGAAGTATTGTTGGAATCCGATAATCCATTAACTGTCGCTACAGAAGGTTTTCCCACCGTTGGTACACCAGTTGCGTCAGCAGACATAGATGCCTTCAGATACACACTTAATGGCGTTCCTGATTCAGATACTTCGGTTAATATTATGGTCATTGATCGCGAAACTGCGGATGAAACACAGATATTTCCAACAAAGGTTGCGTTCTACAATTCTGGTATTACATCTGATCCTTACAGCGGGTTTATTGATAATGCACAATACACCTACAGTTATACCATTATATTGGATGGTCAGGTTGAGGACGAGGGACATGATGGAGAAGTAACACTTGGTGGATTTACTTTTACGGCTGATTCCGCTTCGTTTGCTGCCTATAATATTGATGTTGGTGAATATGATACACTGAAGAAGCTACGTATTTTGCCATTTGATCGTTATGGAAACAATGTTAGTGCTGTTGCAGGAGAATATACTATTTCTGCAGTTGGTGACAGTTTTGGTGATGATACCATTATAACCGTCACTTCAGCGTCTTTGGTTGGAAGTTCTGGTTGGACAGCAACAGAAACTGATTTAAGATGGGAATTAGTAGATGACGCAGATACTTCTGCTAGACTGCTTCTTACTTCTGACCTATACACTGGCGGAGCAATCAGGGTGAGAGATGGCCTAAGGTGTTCGTACATTGACGTAGACGACGCAGACTTCTTTGATACAAATTGGGCCACCGCTCTTGAGGCACTTGAGGCCGTGAATTGCCAAATGGTAGTTCCACTTCCTGATAGTGCTTTCAGTGCAATTCAACAGGCTACGGTGGCACACTGCGAGCTTATGTCAAATACGGCCAACCAACGCGAAAGAGTTTGTTTGATTGGTGCACCTATGGGTGTAACTAATGCCGCGTTGGCAGGAAGAGAATTGGTTGCTGTTGAAGACATTGGAGTAATAGAGGGACTACAGGGTGACGACGCCGAGGAAGTTTTGGCTGGCAACATAGAGGACCTTCAGGACTACGATGTTGCAACTAATTTTGGAACTACCTTTAGAGCTATTTATTTCTGGCCAGATGAAATAATTAGGACGATAAATGGCACTAACACAACAATTCATGGTTTTTACCAAGCAGCTGCTGCTGGTGGGTTGCTGGCATCTGAGCCAAATGTTGCACGACCACTAACAAGAAAAATTTTAACTGGCTTTAGTATTCTTCGTAGTAAAATACTACGCCCAGTGTTGCTTAATGAACTTGGAAACAATGGTGTTGCGGTTGTTCAGCCAGTAACAGGCGGTGGGCAAATTGTTCATGGTAAAACCACAACTTCAAGTGCATCACCAGAAGAAGAGGAATTATCAATAGTTTTCATTAGAGATCGCACTGCAACCGTTTTGCGATCAGTATTACAGGGGTTTATAGGGCAACCTGAAGACAAGTCATTAATTGCGTCTATAACGTCACAGGTAACAAAGACATTAAATGCACTTATGTCACAAGGATTACTAAGTGCATATAGAAACCTGAGTGTTGCGCGAGATGATGTCGATCCAAGGCAATTTAATATATCTGTTGAAGTACAACCAGTATATCCTATCAATTGGATATTTATTGATGTCAGTGTTGGTTTAATATAATAAATGAAAACAGAAAGGGGCCAGCAACGACCCGACATAAACAATGAAATAGTGGTTAGCTTATACGACAACGGTAGGCTAACCATGAAAGAAGTTGGTGCGATACTTGGAATATCATCTGATTCGGTTTTAAATAGACTGCATGGTGTTGGAATAAGACTTCACACGCGGCACAAAATAAATCATGATGTGTTTAATATTCCAAGCAAAGAAGGTTGTTATTGGGGAGGGTTTATAGCGGCCGATGGATGTATAAATAACAAAAAAACTGTGGTAACTGTAGAGCTTCAACGATCCGACAAAAAACATCTTGAAAAATTGTGTTTATTTGTTGGGAGAGACAATAAAACGTGGAACAGAGAAAGAATTAGGGGTAATAAACGTTTAAAGTATTCTACTATTTCGGTTGTTTCTAAAAAGATTGTCTCTGACCTTGAGGTTAATTTTAATATAGTTCCTCGAAAATCTATGGTTTTAGACAAACCAAATATACCGGCAAATTGTGTGAATCATTTTATTCGTGGATATATAGATGGAGATGGACACATAGGTTGGCATAACGGTGCTCCAAGAATAAATGTGGTATCTGGTTCTAAAAAAATATTATACTGGATTAGGGACGAAATAGTTAGTGGTGTCAGTGGGACATTTTGTCCAGCAATTCTTGCAAGACACAACGGCAGTACTCTTTCCATAGAGTTTGGCGGAAAGAATTCTTATAATATTATCGAATGGTTATATAGTGATTCTACAGAAAGCACCAGATTAGAAAGAAAATTCGAAAGAATTACAGAATACTTAAATAAGAGGTAAATAAAAATGACAGACTTTCTATCAGCAAGTGGTTTTCCTAGCACTGGAACCAATATCAATGCAGGGCACCGAACAAACTCTGGCCTTTCTACCCAGATTATTATAAAGGTTTTTAATAGTCCGGTTGGTGCACTTCAAGAATTAACAGCATCCCAAAATAGGCCATTAACTAGAATAAAAGAAATAGGTACAGACGGAAATATAGAGATTGTTCCGAGTAGTGCTACTGACTTTAGCTTAAGCGTTCGCAGAATAGTGTTTGATCAATTGCGATTACCAGAATCATTTTCTCGTGGATTTAGATTCATTAATTCACAAAGAATTCCATTTGATATAGACATAATAGATGTCAGTGGAACTGAACCAAATGTATCCGATGATGATGGCAACAAGGTTATAATGACGTATAAAAATTGTTGGTTTACCAGATACGATACGCCGTACTCTGCCGATAACTACATCATAACAGAAACTGCAGAAATTTGGTGTGAAACAGCCTATGCAGTTCAGCTTGGAAGAGATGGTTCCTTACGCCCTGTGGAACGCCAGGTTGATAGTGGTGGTGTCGAGGCAGAGGTTAATTCTGGACGTCGTCTTGGATCAATGGATGCAGCTGGTCTTTTGAATTCTTTGTTCAGCGGTGAATAATTTATAAAGCACAGTTAATGAAAGACAATTTAGCCACCCTCTTTTTTCTCCCCCGTTTTATTATTTATAATCATATGGTGCTTATTTTACTAGGCACCATACTTTTCTATTAAGGAAATAATATGTCAAAGTTATCACACCAAGGAACAAGTCAATCACAGGTTGCGCCAGCACCAAAAAATTATGTTGTTGAAAATGAAGATATTAACGAAAGGCTTTCACAGTTTGAGGAAGCAGAACCAGTTGTTTTCAGAATGCCTCCTCCAAAACCAGTATCCAAGGATTTGGAAAAATTAATTTTTATAGGTCGTCTGACACAAATTGTAGAAATTGGCGACACAAAGTTTGAAATAAGTTCATTGACAAATAAAGAATACAATCAAATATTGGAAACATTGTATAGATTTAAGGAAGCAAGTGACTTATTTAAAGTAAGAATTGTTACGCTAGCAAATTGTTTAAGAAAAATAGATGGTGTTTCTTTGGACAATATTGAAATTGAGGGAAAATTTGAGGACGATTTTCACAAACGCATTTCCGTAATAGACAACCTACAATTACTGGTTGTTGAAAAACTTTATGCTGCCTATGAAAAACTAGTAGCAGCGAAAGAAGAAAAGGAAGCTGGTGCAGAGAAAGAACTAAAAAACTCGTAAAGGAGCCCTGGCACAGGCTCCGCTGGAAATTATGCCAAATGTGGGGTGTGCCCGTTGACCACGAAATGTTTAATGATATCACTTCTTCTCAGTGGTTGTGGTATTATAATAATGTTGTAGAAGACAATAAAGAGTCTTTCGAACATCACAGGGATATGGTTGAGTATTTGGCTAGTTTTATGGAGCCAGAAGCCGTTAGAAAGATTAAAGAGTCAAGAGAAAATGCCGTCTTGGTTCCAGAAGAAGAGTTTGTTAAGGGTATTGAAAGCATATTTGGTAGAAAGATTAATTTACCCAGCGAAAAAAGAGGATCTTCTGTGAAAAGCACAAATCCAGAGTCTGCAATTAAAAATTTTAAAAACCCAATAAAAAACATAAACGCTAAATATTGGGTTGATTTTGATTTGGAATAAAATATGTCTGAACTTGACGAACTTAATGAACAAGTAGATGATGTAGGCCAGAAATTGGAAAACCCCCTTGAGTTAAAGATAAAAACTCCTGAGCCTGGTTTCTTGGATGGTTTACTAGAAAAACTTGAAATGGCCAAGAGTGGTCTTAAAAACATGTTTTATGGTTCAGAAGAAGCATCAAGAGGTGTGTCTAGTCTTTCTGGGTCTTTGTCGGCCAGTTTTGAGCCGATGGAAAAGACACTTACAAATGTTAAGAAAGAAGTGAAATTAATTAAAGAGCAGGTTCTGGAGGCCAAAAAGAGCATAGGTTCTGATAGCGATGGTACTGCCTCTGGACTATCATCGCACCTGAAGCACATGATGGAATCTGCCAAGAAAATGGTAGGGCCGGGAACTGCAATCGCGGCCCAAACAACAATGAAGTCTGGGTTTCAAAAAGTAGATGATACAACTGGTGTTTTTTCAAAAGTACAAAAGCCCGTTATGGATATTCAAAAAGCCGCTATGCAAATGCAACTGGCCATGGGTAAATCATTTGACTCGGCTATTAAAAATGTAGGCGCCTTTAGAAACGAATTTACCAACGCCATGGTTGATACTAAATCCACCATGGAAGACGTCACAAAGACACAGGCGGCCTTCAGAGACGTTTTTAGCGCCGATGATGCAGTGAGACGCCTTGTGTCTCTGGAAAAGGCTACAAAGGACGTCAGAGCGAGTACAACGCTAACCACGACAGCTCTTTTGGTGGGGGCCGCCAAGGGAGTTGATTCTGCAAAAATAGCAGAGATGATGTCAAAGGCGCACTTCGAGTTGGGAGCCACAGCAGAAGAAGCAGCCGAATCAATGGGAGATATAGCTCTTGCCTCAGAAAAGTCTGGTTTAAGTTTTAGTAAATCGGCTGGAGCAATTATGGATAATGCCTCAAAGCTTGCCATGTGGGGTGGAACGATTAAAACCGTTGCTCCTCTTTTGCAGGCTTTTACTTCTGCTCTTGGAGACAACCGAAAAGGTCTAGCTCCAAAGTTGCTAGAGGAATATGTTGGCGGGTTGGAGCGAATGGGATTTGAAATGCGGGCGCTCACAGGGATATCCACTGGTGTTGGTGGAGGAAAGGGGGCAATTGGTGCTGGTTTAGAGATGGAAGCACTTTTAGATAAGGGTGCCGAAGGTATGGCCGAAGTTTCTCAAAGATTAATCGACACAATAAAACAATTTTCTGGTGGAGAAATTATTACACGAGAGCAAGCAATAGCGGACCCAGCATTAGAACAAAACTTTTTGATACAAAGAAAACTATTGCAACAAATGACAAATAGCAGCGATAGTAGTGCAACCAGAATGATAGGTATTCTTAAAAATATCGATGCGAACGGCCTTGATGTCGGTGATCCTAGCGATGCATTATCAGAATTACAAGAGACCATGGGGCAAGGCCAAAGAGTTAAAGACTCAACTACCGATAGTTTGACTGCACAGGTTATTAATTTAAATGCCACACAAATAGAATCTGGAGAAAAAATAGTTGCAGAGTTAAGCACGTTGGTATCATTGGGGCAAGAAATGGTTAGTGCCGGTTTGTATGCCTCCGAAAGAATGGCTAAAACAGGAACCATTACAACACAGGATATAAGAACCACTGGAAAACTTGCTGGTGCAGAAAAATTAACCGATAAACTAGTTGATGCAGTAACAAAGTCGCTTGGAATTGGCGAAGCTGGTGGCAAAAGAGAGGAAGTCAAGACAAGACTAGAGGTCGAAACCGGTATAAAGGCAGGAAGAGAGAACTCAAGAGACATTACCAATGTTGCAGTAAGAGAGTTGCTAGTAAAGAGCGAAAAACCTAATAATTTGAGCGACGAACAGAAACAAAGACTAGAAAGCACTGGAGAAATCCCCGTCAAAGAATTTGCCGAACCAATATTAAAAAAAGCCATAATGGAACTTAGTAAGTCAATTACAGAGGTTGGTGGCGGCCAGGCTAGAGAAAAACTAAGCAACATGAAAAAGGCAGAAATTGCGGTAATGGAAGAACGAATGGCTAGCTTAACCGACCTACTGAAACAGGAATATATTTTACCAGAACAACTCGGTATAAAAAAGCAGAAGCAACCGTTACCAAAAGAACTAAACACTACACCAGTTAATACAGAACAATCTAGGGCAAACACACTGCCACCAAAAGAACCAAAAACACCTGAACCTACCAATACACCGTCAGCGGCAGCAGCAGCACAACTAATTAACAGCCAGCAGCCCACTACAGCAAGAGGCACAGTTGAATCTGGTGGAGCATTGACGGCACCACGAACAACTACTGCTGATGTGCGAGCCGTTCAGGCGTCTGTGTCTGGTAACAAGTCTACTACATCTGAAAAAATTACACAGGATATAGTATTGAATGCTAAAATAAATCCGGTTGGTGATGGTATTTTTAAGTTTGAATTAAGTCCAGAGAAATTAGATGCAACACTTAAAAACAGCGAAGAGTTGAAAAGGGTTGTTGGCGCCGAAGTAAGAAGAGAGAAACTGAAAAACGACTAAACATGGTAATTTGGAGCCCTTATGGCAATTGAACAGGACATAAAGGATTTTGGAGAAAATATTGGTCATTTTGCAAGTGACAATGAGGATGCACTTGGGCAATTGCGTCAGATGCTCGACACTCCGCCTAACACACGGCTTGGCCATGGAATAACCAATAGAAATCAGCAGGTAATGACTTGGCGCCTTCCAAATGGCAGCACGGTCCAAATGTATATTAACCCAGAAAGTTTTGTTGTGGCGGAAAGCAAGCAAATACAAGCAACCAGAACAAAGGGTGGTTTTGTAGTTCAGTACTGGGGAGATAATCTTACAAAACTAACATTAAGTGGGACCACGGGATCGTCTGGTGTTCGTGGAATTCAAGTATTAAGAGATGTATATCGCGCGGAAAATAATGCTTTTGAGATTATCGCTGCTGGGCAACAAAATGACATAATAAATATGGTCACTGAGTCACAAGAACTATCTAATGCGGATTTAGCAACAGTATTTTATGGTTTAGCGCAACAAAATAGGGAAGGTAATTTCATTCTACGCCCGTCATTGGCTGCACTTGCTTTAAGTGTTTCTTTATTTTATCAAGGCGTTCAGTATCGTGGTTTTTTTAATGATATATCTGTCACGGAAAGTATTGACAAACTGGGACTATTTAACTATAGTATTAATTTTACGGCAACAGAAACAAGAGGCAGCAGGAAAAACTTTATGGCATGGCACAAGGAACCTTTAAGTTCGGATATTGCTGGCCAACTAATATCTGGAACAATTAATGCTGTTGGCAATACTTTGCGTGGTTTATTTGGCCTTCCAAATCAAGCACAAAACCCAACACAGTTCCATCCTGAAAATGCTCCACTTTCTTTTGGTGGTTCAACTTCATTAAGTGCTTCTTTGGGAATAACACAGGGCAGTGGAAACATTGCTCCAAGGTAAATAAAATGAAGGTTTGTACTAAATGCAAAGAAGAAAAAGATGAATCAATGTTTGGTAAAAACAAAACAAACAAAGACGGCCTAAACTGTTGGTGCAAAGTTTGTACAAAACAACACAGAGAAGTAAATAGGGAAAAAATAGCAGAGTACAAAAAACAATACAGCGAAAATAACAAAGAAAAAATTGCAGCACACAAAAAACTATATTACGAGAACAACAAGGAAAAAATTGCAGAGCGAGGAAAACAATATCGTGAAGAAAATAAAGACACTATTTCAGAAAAGAAAAAGAAATATCAAAAAGAAAACAATGAAAAAATAAAAGAATACTCGAAGAAATATTACAAAAACAATAGGGATTCAATTTTAGAATGTCGTAAACAATATCGCAAGGATAATAAAGAACAAATACGCGAGTACAAAAAAGAGTATCGCAGAAATCACAAGAAGAGCATTTTATTAAGAGACAGGAACTATCGCGACAGCCACAAAAAAGAGGCAGTAATATACCAAAAGCAATATCGTGCATCAAACAAGCAACATGCCAAAGAGTATCAAGAAAAATATCACAAGCTTAATGGCAAAAAGATCGCAACATACTGTAGAGAACGACGGTTAAGCGACACCTCCTTTAAGATTTGTTGCAACCTGAGATCTAGATTGAATACGGCATTAAAACAAAACTATAAATCTGGGTCTGCAGTTAGAGACTTGGGATGCTCTATTGGAGAACTAAAACTGTACCTTTCTTCTAAATTTCAACCAGGAATGACCTGGGAAAACTATGGTAAGTGGCATATAGATCACATCTTACCGCTTTCTAAATTTGATTTAACAGATAGAAATCAACTTCTTAAAGCCTGTCATTACACAAACCTACAACCGCTGTGGGCCAAAGACAATTTAAAGAAGGGAAATAGGACATAATAACCGACTTCAAAGGAACACATGGCGATTATTTTTAGTAGTGGATCTGGCGCTGGCAATAATTCTGGTATTTTAGAATCCGCTTATGATGGGTTTGTAAAAGAAGCAAAAAACCAAATGGATAGTATATTTGGTTTTGTATCAAATGCAATTAGTGGAATAAATCCGGCTCCGCCAGTAGAAAGTGTTTTTGTTGACTCTGGATTCACAAATGTTCCAGGAACAGCATTTAATGGCTCTAATATAGATAATTTAGATGATGTGCAAACCAGGAGAATTACCTCACAGGAACCGCAACTTACGGCGTACATTAGAAAACGCGCGTTCGGTGGTTTGTCCGACGAGAATGATAGCAGATTTATGGATTCCGGCGAAAAATTATATCTTCGTGCCACCAAGATATTATTCGAAAAAAAGTGTAATCAAATTGGGTCTTACGAAGCACTGACCAAGGCTTCAAGACTGGTGTCCGATGATGCGCAACTAGATGCTGATAGAGTTCACCAGATAATAGAGCTAGCAGAAGCTTGGAAAAAATCTACACTAAAAAACCTAGATGATCGTACATTTGCCGTACAACAAACTAGCCTCGATCAGGAAGCTATTGAAGATTTAGTAAAGCAGTATGGCGAGCTTAGGCGCGGAATTGAAGCATCTGTTGGGAAAATAGAAGAATTGCGTGAGCACCTTTACAAGAAACAGGCCAAATTACGCACCGCCACTAGTACAACATGGGTAATAGACCCAGACCAAAAAGATATATTTGGAATAGGTAGAGGAGCCGGTGTAATAGAGCTAACACTGATAAGTGATGTATCTACCGATCTCGGAATAGAAAATGACGATGGTAGTTTTACGCTCTCAATAGAAGATCCATATAATTTAACAAAAATAACGAGCGATGATATTGAAGTTTCTCTGGCAGCAGCCTATGGTGAACAAAACAGTACATCAATCGGACAAAATACATTACTGCTTGGCCCATCAACCATATTGGATTTGGCCAAAGAAAAAGAACAACGCCTTCGTAGTATTAGGGCAAATAGAGTCGCCTCAACATTCGGTTTTCCACTGTCCGCGGTTGGTAATTCTGCTGACGCTGAAATTATTTTCGAAATTAATGTATCTTCTCGCGCTGCTGATAAAGTTGTTGCTCATACCACTAGCATTGGAACAACATCTTTTAATAGAAGTAATTTTACTGTAGCTCTTTCTCAATTGCCAGCAGAACAACAGCTGACTATTACTGAGTATCAACTAGTAGATGTGATATTTAGTTTGTTGGACCAGTATGTTAGTGCCGTTTTAAGGCTCAATAAAGAAATACTAGATACCAACGGTAAAGAAGATGTAAAGTATGCAAGAAGGCAATTGCGCACACATTATCTTGGAAAAAACATTGTCCAACCAATGGATAGTGTAAATATCTACATAAGGGGCAATACAACAAAACCAAACCAAGTCGTTGGGCCGCTCAGCTCTGTTTTAAATAGCTCTAAATTTGTTCAAGACTACTCAAAAGACCCAGATGCATCTGATGCCATTATGCGGGATGAAATGGTTCAGTTTGGAATAGATAAACTAATTTCACTTGATATTTATAAGGCTATCAGAACCGGTAGCTTTATGAGAAACGCAGGAACTCATGTTTTCGGGGGAGTTGTTTCTTCGGCAACAGAATTCTATAATGCCAGTAATGGGTCATACAAACTAAATATAAGTGGCCAAAGTAATTTGAAATGGCTAAACCTGTCTCGCGTAAATACCAAACCAAGTTTGAATCAACCAAAAGGTGTTTTGGAGGACCCACTAACACCCTTCAAGTTTGAAACAGACTCCTCGACCGGTCTTATAAAAAAGGGGTCAGTGTTTTTGGATGAAACAAATGAAAGGATTAAGGAAAAACTCTTATTGGATAAATTTGGGCTTTATAGAGGACAAACATCAACGCATGAGTCTCTAGCGCAAGACTATGAAACATTTGCCAATGATACAAAAATAATCTACAAGCATTGCCCGGGAATGGTTTATAAGTGGAAATCTGGTGTCATGGTTGCAACGCTTGATGCCAATTTGGGGACATCTTTGCAGGGTACGGAAAACGATATGGCCTACCTTAAGAGATTTGTTGGCGTAAATGTTGTTGAAACTCCTTTTGCTGGTCAGGATGCGGCAGACACAGTAAGTCTGTTAATTACTGGGTTTCCTTATAGTGCTCAAAGATTTTATGATAATGCCAAAAATGTAGGGACTTTTAGTGAAGCAGGAAGCAATGCTTCACCTAGCTACTTTCATTCATTTTTTGATATTACCCGAAGCACCAACAAAACACTTGGAAACTTTCGACCATTTCGTGCCGTTGAGATGTCTGGACAATCACTGGTCACTCGCGCAGCAAAACTTAAATTACAAAACAATATTCGTGGTGGATATTCTTTGATTGAAAATCTTAGGTCGCAGTTGGCCCAGGCGTATGATAAATTAAACTCAGTATATTGCAGGCCAGCAATTCTTGGTCCAGTTCAATCAGATGATCCGGATGAAAGAGACAGGCAGATGGTCGTTTCTGGATTTGAAACAATAATACGAAATCTTAGGGACCAAATAGCAAAAGAAGAGGCTTCACTTATATCGGCAGAAAATGAAGCAAAGAAAAGCAACATAAAACTTAGTGCCAGTGATATTATATTGGGTTTAGATAGACTATCAAGCGGTGATGAAGGTGAGGCTTATGCTGAATTCAATAAAAAAATAATGACACAAAATAGGCTGCAAAGATTTAGACCACAGTTTAATTGTAAATTTAATCTCGACCAAAATCTATTGATAATATCTGACAAATACGATAATGACCTGGACATACAATCATTTGTACGCCGGTTAACACAACAACAAAATATTTTTGAGAGTGAATACAAGACACCAATAGAGATTTGCAGGGAAGTAGCAAAGACAATTGATTTTGAGTTATTTGCAGATTCTCAGGGTCACATTCAGTTTAGGCCGCCGCAATATAATAGAATACCGCTCTCGTTGCTGCTTAAGTTATTTGTTTTGAATAGAAACAACAACACGCAATTATATCCAGACTTCATAACTGAAATGTTTAAGTCTCGATTAAGCACCACAAAAGATGATGAAGAAGTTTTAGAATGGCAAATTCAGATTGAGTCATTATCTTTGGGCAGAACCTATAAGCAGGACGCGGCGCTTGTTTCGGAAGTGATAAGTGGTCTTACCGAAGAAGAACTTGTTTCCGGACAGTATCTGAAAACCAATTCCAGCACAATCAACAAAATCCTATTGTCTGGAATTTCCCAGCTTATAGTTGGTTTGCGCAACAGGATAGAAGCAAAAACAGGAAGAACATCGAATCTGCAGGACATAGAGTACACTAAAAATTATGTTTACGAACTAAACAATCCTCAAAACCTACAAGTAAATTCCATGAGACTTAAGGTTGCCGATAGACTTAGGGCCCTTGTTGGAAAATTAGAACAAACAAAAGCATTACGATCCAAACTTGAAGCGCAAGAACCAATATACACGAAGGGGATTGGTAATTTTTCTCGCGAAACATTTGATGAAATGATAGCCCCCTTTCAAGACCTAATACAGGATGATTACTATGATGTGCTGGGGCCTGGTTCGGCTAAACGATTTATAATATATGACGATCAAATTATTAGTTCTTCTTTTACGGAGTCTGATGCAAATGCATTTTGCAGAGTCGATGTATATGGGGAAATAGATTTTATTGGTGACAACAAAGGAAATATCGCTCCCGGTATTCCGTCTCTCTGGGCTGGAGCAACAGACTTTGATATGTGGAGACAGTATGGTTATAGGGCACTCGCAACAACCAGTAAACCTTTTCTAAAAAATGCAGCCGAACAGTGTGCGCCCTACGCTCTCTTTCTGCTTTCTAAGGCCAGAAGAGACATAGTAAAGGGAAGAGTTACAGTGTATGGTAATGAGTATTATCAAATAGGTGATGTAGTATATTTAAATTCCCGTGATTTGTTGTTTTATGTCACTAGCGTTAGACATCAGTTTTCTTACGAGAATGCTAGTTTTACTACAGAACTTGAACTTAGATACGGCCACGCTTTGGGAGAATATATACCAACACCACTTGATGTTATTGGAAAGACACTTATACGTAATCAGGTAGAGTTTAATGATATTCTTATTTCGCGTGAAACAGTAGACCCAGTTTCTGGCATTCATATTGGTATGGTTATTTTTGGGAATGCGGAATCAGAGGATGAGTTTAGAACTATGTTGTCTGACCCATACTCAAAATTTAATATATCTGAATTACAAAGATCTATTTTGTTGGCCAAAAATTATGTAAATAAGGAAGGATTTCCAAAGGTTGAAGTGAGAGGCTGGGTGACAAGCGATAACGACAAACCAATAGTTCAGAAAAGAATGGATAGTGTGATAAAATGGCTTAAATCTCCGCGTGGTTCCGCTGTGGTTGGAAGCACAAGCGACTACACCAAATTAGAAGAACAATATGAACAAGCAAAAATGGAAAATGAAAACATACATAACGAAGTTTTAAAGGGAAAGACAAACGAAATAACTCCCGTAAACCTTTTGTCTGCACCTCTAAGTGGTGATAACCTAAAATATTCAAGAATTCCAAGTGACGAAGTATATAATGCTTCAGATAGAGCAGATCCAACTAATATAATAGAACTTGTTTTGATTCTGGGGTAATCTATGGCAGAGCCGCGAGTAATAAGAACAATACGATTGGCCGTAATACGCGATGTTAGAAAAACATTTGTTGAGTGTATGTATCTTGGCGATACTGTCGAAAAAACATTTAAGTGTCCAATACCACACCCATATGCCGGCGCTGGTGGCGGCATACTAATAGGGCCGGAAGTTAATTCTGTTGTAATAATAGCAACTGGACCAAGTGAGCAAAAATATATTATTGCTTCTGTTCCTCTGAGAAAATGCTATTTCAAAGATGGCGTTTCCTCAGATATGCCCTATAACGCAACTCAGTTTCCAGACCTACAAGAAGGACAGATAATACTTAAGTCATCTGGGTCTGGATCAAATATAAATCTCACACCCGATGGCAATATAAAATTAAGCGCAAGTCTCGGCGTTAGTGGGTCCAGTGTGGAGCTATCTCCCTATTCAAAAACCACTTTTTTTAGGTCTGAAAATATCTGTAGTTTTACTGAGGCTGGAAGAAAAATAGACGGCATAGTAAAAAGAGATAAGAACAAACAAGAAAATACATTCGATACAAATACAGCTAATTTCTTAAACGGCGATGATTATGAGGCACTATTAACAAAAATAGGACGATCTCCGCAAAACGAGGTTCAATTACGAACGAACAAAATAAGCAGAGACACCATAAGAAATCCTCCATTAGTAGAGAAGAGAAGCATAGTATATGAGTATGCTGATAGTTTTAATGTCAGATATTTATCTGGCGAAATCAGTTCTATGGCAAAACCAAATCAAGACGGCGGCGTTGACAATTTGCTATCCCCGCACGGAAGCAGACAATCCAGGCGAACTGATGTTCTAAACCTAAATATGCTTAATTTCAATCATTTAATAGAGAAGGTTGAAGGAACACTTGTTGATATTTATGGAAATATATTAGATATAAATAGAAATGTCATAAAAATACCTGATACTTCCACGCTAAATACGAATACCAATATTTCTGAATCCCTACAAACACTTTATAAGACGCTTCGTAGATCTGTCAAATATCATCTAGAAATTAACTCAAGAAAAGAACTTTCTGGTAGCGATGAATCAAGCAAAGATAGTGCATCTAACCATGCAGAACATAGTAGGTGGAGTTTCGATGTTGATGGAGAAGGTCTAACAAAAATAAATATTCCTGCTTCGTCAAATACTGGTAATATTCCAATATTAAGTAGATATCTTACGTCTATCCCGGACGTGACTGAATCAGACAAAAAGGGTGATGGTAGTTTTAGAGACGGCAATGGTATAGATATAAAACTTATGCCGTTTGGTGAGTCTGGCCCCAGCATATCAACCACGGACTCATTTAATTTAGCTGAAGGAGCACAACTAGAAGGTGCCGGAACTGCACACCACAACATGATGGAAACTGCACAGCTAATTAAAGATTCTGGTTGGCACGGAACAAAAGATAGAATGGTTTCAGCCATTAATAACAAAATTGGAGACTTTGATGCAAATGCTGGTGGACGCAGTTTACACGCAAACCTTGATGGAAGTGCAGAAATATCTATAGGAGCAGATGTTGCTGATTCTAAATCACTTTTATTGGATTTAAAGGGCGGAATTATATCTCACTATGGAAAGGATTTATCTGGAGTAAGCGTAATGCACCAATCTGATGGTGCCGTTATAATACAGATAGGTGAATCTAGTAGTCCCGGCAAATTAGAAATACATGTAGCGGGAATGAGCAATACGCAAAAAATAATCATAGATGAAAGAGGAATGACGCTAGATATTCAAGGAAATACAGTTTTTAAATCAAGCGGTGATATGTCTATTATGTCTGATACTCGCCTACTAATGAATGGTAAGATGAACTTTCATCATGGCTCTTGCGACACAGAAGTTGGAGGAACTAGGGCTATACAGGGAACAGAATCACTATGGATTAGAACTGGGATACCAAATACCTGGTAAAATTTTTTACATTTAATGTGGAGTTGGAGCAAGAAAATGAAAATTTGTAGCAAATGTAAAGCAGAAAAAGAAGAAAGTGCGTTCTGTAAAGATAAAAGTAAAAAAGATGGATTAAATTCTTGGTGTAAAGATTGCGCTCACCAGAATCGCGAAAAAAACAAAGATGAACGTCGTCCAAAGAGTAAGAAATATTATGAAGAAAATAAAGAGAGTATTTTGGAAAGAAAAAAAATTTGGCGCATTAATAACAAAGAAAAAATTGCCGGCCGCGACAAGCAATATCTTGTTGAGCATAGAGAAAAAATTAACGACAAGAATAGGCGTTGGCGCAAAAATAATCCAGAGAAACTAAAAAAATCAAAAAAACTATATTATGAAAATAACAAAGAAGAAATTTTAGCAAATAGGAAACACAATTACAAAGAAAACAATGAAGAAATTAAAAAACAACGAAAATTGTGGGATAAACGAAATAGGAAAAATATTACAGCAAAAGAGAAAGAGCGCAGGAAAAACGATATTAATTATAGAATATCATGTAATCTTAGATCTCGTTTAAATAGTGCATTAAAAAATAACCAAAAATCAGGCTCTGCTGTTCGAGACTTGGGTTGCACTATTGCGGAACTTAAAACTTGGTTAGAGCAACAGTTTCAACCGGGAATGACTTGGGAAAATTATGGTGAGTGGGAAATAGACCATATCCTACCGCTTTCCAAATTTGACTTAGGTGATAGAAAACAACTTCTTAAAGTCTGTAATTGGTTTAATTTGCAGCCACTTTGGGCAGAAGATAATATAAAAAAGGGTAATAAGGTTGACATTATTGAAAATAAATAATACTAGTTTAATTATACCAAAAACAGGAATACAATGGTAAATTTTCATTTTATTAAAGACCCACAAGCATTAGCTGTTATAGACGAGATTTTAGAGTTAGTTGGCCCAAATTTTACAGCACCATATGATGCTGACGCTCAACCATCGGATGGTGTAAAGCGCAATGATGAGAGCTTAACGCAGTTTGATATTCCTGGTGGAATTACAATTAAAAGCGTACAGAATACACAAATAAACCCAAGTATGGGGTTTGTTATAAGTAGTTTATTGACAATTCTGTCACCAATAATTTCTGCTTATGGATTTTTGTTACCAATACTGGGCATAATAAAGGCAATAATAGAAATACTATGTTGTTTAATGAATCCATATTGTATTATAGGGGCTGTTATAAGGCTTTTTGAAAAATATCTTCCACCATTTATATCTTTGTTTCCACCATCTGCTGGCATTGTGCTGATAAAAAGTGTAATAAAACTTATTTTGGCCCTGGTATATTATGTTATGACGGAGATTGCTCCAACAATACAACTTATAATAGATAATGTTAAGAAAATAGTGTCTGCTTTCGATAGTAACCCAGTTAATTTAGCGAGTGCAGAAATAGGAAAACAAAAAATACTTACTATTATTACTGACCTATCAAATAGAATAGGACTATTATCGGTTCTTAAACCAATATTAGAACTAATATTTCTTTTATTGCAATTAATATCCGGAATTCCATGTGGTTCTGGAGAAGCGTCAAGTGAGAGTATGCCAATGCTTGGGGTTTTTGCTCCATCGGTCTTCGGTGGTGTGGGTTCTCTGTTTAATACTAGTCTTCCTGATACAAATTGTTGTAATACATCACAGTGCCCAGAAGAACTTGCTGTGCCACCAAGAGGAACTGGCATGGTCGCCAGAACCTCATATGGTGATGATATACCTAACTTTTCTTGGCAATTAATACCATTAACAGGCCAAACAAATGTTCCAAAATTACGACAGTATCTACAAAATCTTAAGTCACAGTTAGACCCACAGCTTGATGAGCCAGTTAGTATTGCGGCACCAATAGGATCTCGCTACGATGCATCACACCTTCGTGTTAGAATAACTGGGAGACGGGATCAGATTATATGCCTTGAACACGCCGGCGACACAAACGTTAATATCACTGGAGAATCATTTCCAATAACGGATATCCAGGATAACGGAGTTATTGTTTTTAGGGGTCTCAGTGGGGTTGTGTTACGGGGAATGGTTGATTATTGTATAGAACCAAATTTTGAGCAACTTATCGCAAACAGCATTATAGGAGTTGGGTGTCATCCACGTGTAATAGCGGCAAAGGATAAAATTAGAAATCAGTTTGGTGAAATTATGGAACAATCTGCCCTTAACAGATTCCCAGAGTTAGTTGGTTTTGATACAAGATACAATGAATTATATAAAAAGTTGCAAAATTACATAAATGGGATTAGAAATATAGTAGATAAACCAATAGAGGATTTCGATTCTGGGGATGGCCCAGCAATACAGAGCATACAAGACAATATTTTGAGCGATCTTCTAGATTACTCTAAGGATTTAATTTCTGTTTTAAATGTAATTGTTTCAAGAATGTCAGACGGTGTAATGAGTTTTCTAGAGATTGATAAAAATATAGCGCGCGCGGGTGGCTCTGACTTTGCAATTATAAGAATAACTCCACGTGATGTATCTGGAACAGCAATAATGAAAAATATGAGAGATAATGTTGTACTAGATGTTCAAATTTTTACAGATTTTGGGACAATAAAAAATAAACGATTTGATATTTCGACAGGCTCCACCATTGCCGAAATATCTTCGCCACTACCAGGGACATCATCTATCACCGCCAAGGTTGGTGACAAAATGATATTAGCGCAATATGGAAGTTCAGACCTAAAAACTGAGACGGTGCGGTTCGTTGCTGATGCAGTTCTTCCAAAGAGACGACATCGTCAAAAATCAACAACTGACATAGAGCCAGGTAACCGGTAATGTCAAATAAAAATAATGACTTTGATTTTGAAAAATTTGCCGTTGATGCAATAAACCAAATAGATGGAATCAGATCCTATTTCGATCTTGGAACGTCTCTTGGTTCAGAGCAACAATTAAATTCTGGAAGCCCTATATCGACAAAAAACAAACAAAGGGAATCAAGAATAAATGCATTTTATAGATTGATTGGGTTACCAGCAGTATTACCAGCAAAAAAAGAGTCCACACAGGAACGTGTGGCGATAATTGACAGACACAATAACGGAAATGTTCATGAATCTTTAAGAATGGACACATCTATAGGTGGATTCGAAATTGAAAAATCACTTAAAGAGCGGCAGACCAATTTTACCAGCAAAATCACGCCTAAAGAGATAGACACATTTTTAGTAAACAATGTGTCAAAAATATCTGGCAGCGTTACCACAAATGCTTCGGACAAAAGACTTCGTGGACATTTGTTTCCAATGGTTGTTGATGGCCGCATTAGGGTTCATCCGGCAAGGAGGCGTATTGCTGGTGCATTTCTTGATAAAGATTCTTATGAAAAACGATGGGAAAAAGACATTTATCCACCGCCGCTGATAGAGCAAATTTTATACATTCGATTAAAAGGTTCATCTGTCGTGAATTCAGAGAGTCAAAGTTCGCTTGGGTCTATGCCACTAAAAGACCTTATTGTTGATTTCAAAAACAGCCTTGATCTTGCACTTAACAGTATTGCTCCGTCATATGAACGGGCTGTGGAAACAGCAAACAAAGTAAAGGCAAGCATAGGAAGTGACGTAGTTCCAGTTATAGCGAACGTTGCTCACGAAAACCATGATTTGGTTGAACCGGTAGAGCCGAAAAGGTCTGGTCAACTCAATGTGGAACAAGCACAGGTAGCGGCAAGAAAAGCAATTCAAGAAGCAAAATTATGGTTACTTGGGTTTAATGATACGGATTTTTCACTGGAGACCAAAAATGTGTATTCAAGTGGATTATTATCGTCATTAATAGAAATACAGGTTCCACGTAATGCAATATCACAAGCAAAACGAATAGAGGATAGGGTAGAGGAAGCGGTTGCAGAGACAGAATCTCTTTTAAAACAAGCAGTTAGGAGCATTGAGCTTTCGCTTGGATCATTTTCTGGTATTTCTGGAATAGATATATTAGTAACTATTGTTGCTCTTTTCCAAATAAACGAAGAACATCTTGTTGCACTTTTAAACAAGGATTCCAAAGATAGACTTGAAATTTTAAAGGGAAATTTAGAAAGTTTACAAAAAGCTGCTAATATTTCTATATATGATGCAGTTAAAGTTTTACAAGATAAAGTATCAGAGTTGATCGACTCTGTTTCAAATTATATTAAAGACACAAGCCTAATAACCAAGAAAGAACTACAAAATTCACAGGAAACAGAAGAATAATGTCATTTGATTTTGCATTGGTTAATAACGACCTAAAAATACAGACAGATGGAACTATGAAAACGGTAAAGGATACCGAAAAACTACGACAAGATATAGTTAAAATAATAATAACTCAACTTGGATCAAATAGATTTCATTCTTGGTATGGATGTTCGGTTAGTGACGACATCATAGGTAAAGAATTACCTGTCAATATGATGGAAATGGACATAAAGTCGTCGGTTACACAGTCACTTGATAGACTTCGTGTTTTGCAAACACAGCAACTTACCGGCCAAAAAGTTAGTATGGCTGAATTAATACATATAATTGGAGAGGTGGTATCCTATCGTTCTTTAGATGATCCACGAGAAGTAAAAATTCAAGCAACCGTGTATTCTAAGAGACTCACAGAGATAAGTGAAGAATTTACACTAGTTTAATCGAGGTTCTGTATGGCTATATTTAAAAGTTTTAATGATTTGGTCGTCTCTTATATAGAATACCTTAGGTTGGTACAGCCAGAATTAGATACAAAGCCTGGAACCGTGGCAAGAGATGTATTTATTGATGCACAGGCACAGCAGCTTGCGAATTTATATTCTCAATTAAAGTCAATAGCTGACCTTCAGTCACTATTCTCCGCCTCAGGCTCTGATATAGATAAGCTTGCATCAAATTACGGTGCGAGCAGAATTAGTGGTTCTGCCTCAACAGGAACCGTTGTATTTACCACAAACAATATGGACGTTGACGTACTTATACCAAGAGGATCTGTGGTTACCGCACGAAATGGCGTTAATTTTGAAACACTTAGTGATACAATACTTAGGTCTGATAGTGCAAACGTTTATCGCGCAAATGCTGTTAGAATGAGAGCTGATTTGGCTCTGGCTAGTATTACGGATGAGTTTGCTATAGAAACGACAGTGCAAGCTCTTACTTCTGGGATTTCTGGTAATATAGGAAGATTTTATGTAGTTTCTCATAATATAGACAGCATATCTAATGTTACAAATATTTCATCGTTTTCCGGCGGCAATGATTCGGAGAGTGACGATGAGTTTGTTAATAGAATATTAAGCATTTTTTCAGGAAGCAATACTGGAACAGCATTAGGATATTCTACGGCACTAAGTGTTGTTCCTGGCATTTCTGATTCTGAAATTGTTGTCCCAGGTGATCCACTTCTAATAAGAGACGGAACACAAGTTACAACGAACTCTGTGGGCGAACTAGCTGTGTCTGATCCTGGAAGTGGTGGTAAAGTTGATATATATACACTTGGGTCAGATTTGGTAAGCGAAATAGATTCGTTTATATATAATGACAAAAGTGGTAACGACGACCCGATCAATACTATAAATGATTTTATATTAGGTCAAAAGGGAGAAAGCACTACACTTAATGCTGCCCAGAGACGTGTATCTCTCATATCGGCAGATGACTTGCCATATCAACCAATAGATTCTGTTACTGGTGTGTCAGGCAGTTCTTCTGGATCAAATTTTATAGAAAAATACACAGATACAGACGGTGCAATAAAGGGAAATTATGAGTTAATAAAAGATACTGGAGATTTTGGAGGCAGTCCGTTTGGTTTTGATAAATTGCACTGGATTTCCAATACAATATCGCTAGATGCAGAAGACGTATCCAAGGGTATTTTTAATGGGTCAGATGGCCTGAGTTTTACTGATATCAGCGGAATATCAGAAATAACACAGGATTATTTGGTAACTAATGAAAACCCAATCCTAAGTTCTTCCTCGAGAAGTTCTTTGACTTTAAGACACACTCCAATCAGAAGTGTTAGTCGCATTGTCAATCTTACAACAGGTGAGAGATATCTAGTATCAAACCAAAACCCAGATGGTTCTTCTGGTTCGCTTAATGAAACTGGTAGAATAACTATTACCGGTAGTACTCTTCCCGTCAGCACCGATACATTGCAGGTAGATTATACGTGGGTAAAAAAATTCGATAGTAATTTGGATTTTGATAATATATCCTCATACAATTCATTAAGAACCGCACAAGATTCCGTTGATTGGGGATTTGGTAATTTAGTAAAAGACGAACCGGCCACCATTACTAATACTGGTGGAGTGTTTACTGTTTCGGTATCACATCCAGTGTACAGTGTTATTTCGGTAAACATTTTATCTACGTCAACATCTATCGTAAATAATGGAACAATAAATGTTGGACAGTTGGTTTCAAATGTTATTGATATACGCAGAGTTTCTGACGGAGCAGAACTATTTAATACAGATTCACAGTCCGGCGCACTAACTGGAACAAGCTCGATAATATTACCAACAGATTCCTTAGCTGAAGATGGCGATAGTGCTGTTGTGAGATTCAATTCAGTAGATGTTTACTCTCCAGATGGATATAGTGGAAGTTTTAACGACGCTACCATAACATTGCCGGATTCTGGCTTAATTACAGGAAACGAGAGTGTTTTAGTGAATTACATAGCCGATGTTAATACACTGATATCAGAAAGAGAAATATCTACTCTTCCGGCAATTGGGTATCAGAACACATTCTTGGTTGATGGGTCATATACTGGGGAACAACCTACATCGAATGTGTTTGGATTATCCGGGAATTATACAAAAAACTTAAGACGCGCAGCAACTAATGTAATCGTTAATGCGACATCTATTCCGGCAGAGGGTTCAATCGTTGTATCTGGAACGGCACTCAATAAAATAGAGGATGCAATAGTCGTTGTTACATCTGGGTCCGGATATCAAGTTGATTTACGATCTGCAATACTATCTGATATTAATTCTACATCTGTACCGAACTCTATTGCGATTGCAAGACTTATAAAATTAGAACGGGTTAATGTAAATAGCTCTGGCGTTATACAATCGGTTGATAATGTGTATGACACAATTAACTACAAACTTAATGATAATTCATTTGATTTAGATAAATCTTTAAAGAATTCGTCTTTAAATACAACATCAGTGGAACTTCCGCGCACGACTGGTAACTCGGATGCAATTTTGGTGACTGGTGACATAGTTAGGGTTTCGTTCTATTATACAAGAACCGGTGTCGTAGAGCAATTGTTTTATTCTAGGAATGGTGTAAAAATTACAGACAACATATTTTCTTACATAAACAGAATATCTCTTGGGTCTGGGTTTCGAGATGCAACCGGTACACTTCGCGGAAACATAGAGGTTAAAAATTATAATCAACCAGTTAGCAACACTCCTTATAGTGTAGATTACAATTATATTGCGCCAAAAGAGAATGAAAGAATAACTATCACATTTAATTACAATGCAATAGTTAATTCTGCAACAAAAGCTATAGAAAATGTTAGACCAATAACTGCCGACGTTCTTGTAAAATCTGCAATTGAAAAATCAATTGATGTAAACATAAAAATTGTTCTTTTGTCTGAATATATTTCTCAAGAACAGACGGTTATACAGGACGCAATAGATGTGGTTACTAATTTCTTAAACGCAAGTAGTTTGGGAACGACAGTTGATGCATCAGATATAGTTAATGTTTTGTATTCTGTGAGTGGTATAGACCGTGTCAGTATAATTAGTTTTAGTACCAATGGGACCGGAAATGTTTTGAGTATAACGGCAAGTAAGAATCAGTATTTAAGTGCAGGAGCCGTTACTATTCAGGCAGAGGTAAGATAAATGACTCTTTCACCAATTAGAACATCTGAACTAACTGTATCAAGTATTAAAATTATTTTTAATGACGATCTTGATACGAATATAGGTGTTGCCAACATATCTATCTATTCAGAAATTGACAGCATTTCTAATCCAGAGGTTAGGTCTGTATCTGTAGAAAATGAACAACTGTCTATAACATTTAGTCCCTTATTCCCAAAAGTAAAGTATAAAATACTTTTCGTTAGCACGGACACACAGTCATTCCAATCAATTAATGGTGAGCCAATAGTTGAGGATGGTGGAAGAAATTCTCTATTTATAGTGAGTCCTGGGGAAACACAAAACACTATAAGGGATAATGTTTTTTCAGATATATCATCGATATACGATATTGATGGCCAAACTACTGTACGAAGTCTAATAACCACACTTGCCGATGAATTGCAGACATCCTCCGACGCAATCAGCACTACCAAATCTGGTAACTATCTATCTCAACAGGTTATAGATGAATTAAAGATTAGAGATGATGGCCCTGTCGATAAGCTAGATAATGGGGGGGCTTTTCAAATATTACGTGTTGCCTCCACCCCAACTGGGTTTAGTAAAAATGGAACACTGTTATTCAATTCAACCAGGGAACAGACCTTTTCATCAAGAAATGGTATAATAATAAATTCTGCTGTAAGTGATCTTCCGTCTGATCCAATAAGCTTACAGGAAATAGATGTAATAAATGAAAAAGTTACCGATAACATAGACCTGCCAAATTATTTTAGCGGACTTTTTGTAAAATTATCATATGGTCCAATAATTAGGGTTGTATCTGTTGCATTGAAGCGCAACGGTACATACACTGAGTATGATATAGAAAATTTTGGATATACTCTTTTTACAAATTATTATGACACTAGTTCTGCTTCAACAAATGTGAATATAGGCAATAATGAGTTTGAGCTGTCTTCATCATCTTTAACCGGAAATACTGGTGGGTTTTTAACTCCACAGGCGGGCGACGAATTATATGTATCCTATACTTACAAAAGACTTGGTAGAAATATAGATGGCGACTCAATTGAATTAAGCAGAGTTAAAAATGTTGTCAGAGAGGCTGCTCCAGCAATCGTGAACATATTTTCACTAGATTATGCCCCAATAGTTAATTCTTCTGGTATCATATTTGAAACAGGAGGTGTTACGTTTTATAACACGATAGCATACGATGGCCATCCAGCACTAACATACGACCACCCAGCATTTATAAGAGAGATACCATATAATCTTTTGCATCTTCCAGAACAAGCCGGAGAGTATTCTGTAGATTACTCAAGTGGGAGTGTTATAGTTTATGGCGAGGATGAAACCAACAAAGGAACAGGATTAAATCCACCTGTTGCATCCTATTCTTATAAACACATTTTTGATAACACAATTGACTATACATTCGATAGTGATAATTCATCATTATCATTGAATTCTACAAGGGAAATAGATGGTCTTGATGCAACAATATCGTTTAATTATGAAGACACATTTGCAGAGGGAACTGATTTCAGGGTGTTATCACATGTTGAAGTTCTTAATGAGAGGATTCTAAATAAACTAACAGGGTCTTTTGCTCTGGAGACACAAAACTTTCCAATAACAGATGTTTTTAGAATATTCAATGAAACAACTGGTGAGATATACTCGCTAGACAGATTTAATGACACAACAGTTTTTTTCAATGGAACACAGGCACCCAGACAAAAGGACATAGTACGTGAAAGAGCTACATTTGTTCGTGTTCCGCAGGAGATTTTACTTATCTCTGATGAGCTATCAAACACAATTGGTTTAACTGTTTTTAAAATAAATCTTGAAAATAATGGAATAGCAGATAGTCACGGAACATTTGTTGGTGCTAACTTTGATACATCTGCATTGTTTTCAAATGCAGATGTATTTGTTAGAGAATTCTTTTACGAAGATCGTCTGTTTACTAGTGTTGAAACCAATATAGATAGACTACTACAAGTTGGTGACTATTCGATTGACTATAACAATGGAATTATTTATGTTGCCGTATCTGCATCACAGGATTCAAATATAGGCGATGTTACATATTTGCATAAGAAAATAGATACATCTAATTCAAATATTTTGGGCGTTAACAATATATATAAAAGCAAGTCAGCACTTCAATCGAATGTAGTAAATTATCTTATCGGCGACATATCTGATACAGAAGCGGAGGTTGTTGGTCTCGAACAAATTGGTGAAAGATTTATTAATGGCACTTCGTCTAGGGTGTTGGTTGTTGGTGCACATCAGAACGGCGAAGATGGAGTTACCTCTGAGAACATTTTTACCTCAAATGGTGCTATATTTACAGAAGATGATGTCGGTAGATATCTTACTGTTGGGTCGTCTGTACAACCACCAGTACAAGAGGTTTTAATAACTGGACTAATTAATATTCATCAAGTACTGGTTTCTCCTGATTTTATCTACTCGGGTGCTGGTAGAGTTTGGTCTGTTGTTGATTTATCACCAGGATCGCCAAAAACAATAACTCTTGATCACGACATAGTTTCTGTAAATAATATATACACTGTTTCGCAGCTCGGCACGTTACCATCGTCACTGTTGGATGGGTATTTTGATATAAATCGCGATACTGTAAGCGGAAATGTAATTACTCTTGGTGACGACAATCCGCTAGAGCTTGGTGCGGCAGTTGTAGTTAGTTATAATTTTGGAAATATTTTTATTGATTATAAGTATTTGCGCGACAATATTATTATATCTTACGAATATGGCAAAAATTCAATAGATTGGAGTATAAGTAATTCACTATATAGTGGCCAAGAATATTATGTAACCTACAAATACGGCGCATTACGAAATTCTCTTCTATTAAATTTTGGTTCTTTGACTCAAATACCACAACTTACAAATTTTTCACCAAATCTTAACAGAGAAACATATCGGTCTGTACTGTCGGGAACACTGCAATCATTCATAGAGGGTCCAACAGTAAGGTCAATAGAGAGATTGGTAGAATCATTCACTGGAGTAACGCCAGAAATAGAGGAGTCTACGTTTAGTAATTGGGTTGTTGGTAGAGATAAGTTGCATCTAAGAAAACCAACCTACTTATCAACACAGTCGTTCGATTTGGGCCGGTTTGATAAAGGTGCCATTATAGACTCCACTAATTTTATTAGTGTTCCGGCACTGTCACATATAAAAATTAACGAGGGGACTATATCTGCATGGTTGCGGCCGAACTGGAGTGGCTTGGCGAATGATGCCCAGATAACTTTTGACATTCAAATGGATGGGTACTACGATGAGTCAAGAGTATTTATAGGATTCTCTGGTTTTCATCCTGATTCAATTCCCTTTACACTTAATTCGTCTGATGATGATCCCAGCGTAACAAGTGTTCCGAATGTTTTAGATAGTGAAACTGGATATTTTATTTGGTATGATGAGTTCGAAAAGAAATGGAATATAGTTTGGAGAGAAAACTCATCATTTAATCATAATTTTACTGGAACAATATCAACCGATGGTGAATTTTATAGCGTAAATAATTACACTGGGCTAGACGGATATTCCAATAACGAAACCAGTGATATAATAACTAGTTCACTGGATTATATAAAGTTTTCTGGGTACATAGATGGTTATGATTCAGGATACTCATCTGATGGTATATCATTTGCATCTGATTTACATCACTATATATTCGACATGGCCGCATCACCTAGTGCAAACAGAATGTCATTATTCAAAGATGGGTCTGGATATTTAAATTTCCAGGTATTTGACAATAGAGGAATGGATATTGATGGTTTTTCTGGTTTCTATAATGTTTCAAAGGACATAAGCGCTTGGAATGAAGACGAATTGCATCATGTTGCTGTTTCGTGGAGATTTAATTCTGACGAAGAAAATGATGAAATGCATTTGTTTGTAGATGGTTCAGAGGTACAAAATCTATTTAAATATGGTGGTAATCCGAAAGCAAGCTCATTATATGATTTTGGAAATGTATCAGAGGAAGTTGTGATATCCAGTGCAACAAAACCAATTATAGGTGGTAGCGATGGCTCTACTTATGCTGGGTCTTTTGTGTTTGTTTCTACTTCTTCAGATTTTTCCACAGATGGCGTTTCTATAGGAGACTCACTATACTTATTGGATGACACAGCAGACGGAACAGGGTCACCAAACTATGGAACTCCTTATGGAATTACTGGTGTTGGTTCATCGAGCATTACCTTGGACCGTGCTCCAACATTAACGCTTAGTAGTGTAAAATTTAGCGTAAATTCTACAACAAAAACCGTAGATACACATGTTAATATTCAGGACTTCATAGTTGTTAAAATTGATGCCGATGGAAATGAAACAGAATTAGCGGGGGTAGATTCTTCTGACCCAGATTATTCTACTGTACGCGGAACATACTATAATCATACACTCACAATAAATAATGGAATAGCTATCGGGGATCGTGTTGTAATTAGACCACTTGGTTTAATATTAAGAAGATGTAAAGATAAAGTTTATGTGTACGGCGGAGGATACGATGAAATTAGATTAAATTCTGCTCCACCAGTTTCGTTGGCTGATGTCAAAATAACATCCATTGTGCTTGACAAAACAAGCATAAGTGAAGATGGGTACTTTGATTTTGCATCTGGCATAGTTGATGCACAATTGGTTACATTATTAACCAGAACGATAAGTGATATGTGTCAACCAAGCAATCAATCTGCTGGCAAAAAATTAGATATCACATTTAGCGGTGATAATTTTAATTATACCTTATCGGGAAATACCGTTGTCATAAATGGAACAACATATTCAGGGGCAACAACTGAAACCCTATCTTTCACAGAAAGTACAACAACTACTTCTTCACAGTATTGGAAAACTATAGAAAATTTAACCATTTCCGCAATACCAATTGATTTAGAGAAAGGGGCCGGAACAGTAGAAATACGTGAATCTATACCAATAACTGTGTCAGAAAATAACGGTGATTATGCAGAAATAGTTGATTATGCTAACGGTATATTTAGATTGGAAACATATGGAACTGGTGGAAACCCATATATACTTAATGCTTGTACCTATGAGGTTGACTACCCATCTTATTTGAGAGTTCCATTTGATAGTATTCCAGATAAATTTTATATTGGGTGCGACCACAACGAGTCGAATAATTTATCTGGAACAATAGATGAGTTTAAGATACTTGATTTTATGGCATCGGATACCAGAGTAGGAGAAGAGGTTGTATCAGGCGAATACTCGATAACAACCGATTATAATTCATCCAATGAGTCAGAGGAAGACGCAAACACATTACTACTTATGCATTTAAATAGTACTGTAGAAGACTCATCGATTTTTAGAGACAGATTTAATGCCGGATATGAGGTTTCGTCTAGCATAAACTCTGATTTTGGCATGGCGATTAAATTCGGCAAAAATAATCCTTACATTGTCAACGATGCCTCTATTTTCAATACTGACGAGGGTTCAATAGAGTTTTGGGTTAGTCCTTTTCAAGATTCAATAGGTGATCCAAATTATAGATACTACGTTGATATGACTACCAGTGTAGAAATAGAGGTAGAATCAGTTTCAAGGGTGTCAGTAATATCTCCAAGAAGTATAAGGGAAGTGGAAAGCATAAGACTTGTTTCAGATATATATAATACTGGAATAAATTATTTTGACGGAGGTTCATTATCTACTGTTGATAATAAAACAATTTCACTCAGTACTCCGCTTCCAGATTACAATACTCCTGTTAGAATTAGATTTGTTTCATTGGACAACCAGGGAGACCGAGTAAGTATTTTTAGAGACCCAGATGGTAGAGTTAATTTTTTTGTAAAAGCCTCTGGGGTTGAGCACTTACTCAGTGTATCTACCGTGTGGGACAGACATACCTGGCACAGAATTATGGTTATGTGGAAGACAAACAGCTCAGATGGCCAGGATAGATTGCGCTTATTTGTGGACGGGGAGGAGAGAGGCACAATACGATATGGAACTGGACTCATATATGGAACTGGAGTTATATACGGACAAGAGGAGATTCGTTCTGGAGCAGATAGATTTTTAGTAGATAATATTGATCTTACAGATGTGTTTTCAACAATATATCTGGGTTCTGATATAACTAGCAATAATGGTGCAAGTGCCAAGATGGATAATATAAGATTTTCAGAAATTCAACGACTTGAAACCATTAAAGTTGTATCAAGCACAACAATTGATGTCAATTACTATCAGAATACTCTGTTGGCGATTCCGGTAACAGAGGATGTATATACTACTAAGATTTTTAATTTTGACGATGACAGTTCTAATGTGATATATTTAGCCACAGTTGTGAATAAAGAACGTGGCATTTTCCGGTTTAAAGTAAAAGTAATAGATTCGTTTGATAGAGTAATTGGTAATACGGAACTAGAGAACCTTTTGGTAACTCTTATAAATACAATAAAAGCAGCTCACTGTGAGGCTATAGTTGAGTACATTAGGTGGTAATATATTTGTCGCTCTATATGATTGTTTCTTGGTTTTCCACGGTCTAATGACCTTTATACACGAGAAATTTTGGTTGTCAAGCGACTTATAAGAAATTTTTAGGAGAAAAAAATGGCTAGGTCTAATTGGTCGAGAGTAAATTTTTTTGATGGTCAAGAGGTTTCTGAAACGGACCTCGATGTTGAACAGAGCGCATGGCATAATGGCTTGGCCAATGCCGTAGATTTTTTGGCGGGTAGCGGGGTAGAAAAGGATTCTGCAGTTCAAAGAGTGTTGTTTGACTCGGATGATGTTCCTGCGTCTATATCTAGTCTGATTTCGTCAACATCATTTGATGGAGAGCCTATATATCCAACAGATGCGTTTGGCCAGGTTGTTTTTCTGCAGCCATCCGATGCATCTGAGGGAAACCAATTAGAGGTTGAAATATCTGGATCATCATTGGACGGGACTCCAAGTGCCAAGGTATTTGTATTTGGTCAGATTTTTGGCGGAACATTTACTCACGAGGTGCTGGTATTTGACAAAAATACATCTATTGTAACCAGGAACTATTTTAATAATATAGTTTCTATAATGACGCAGGATTTTCTGGGGAACCAAAATACAATAGTGGACGGCGTTGCATCAAGAAACAATGGAGGAAGATTAAGAATTCTTGAAGCTCTGCCAATGTCACTAACTCACGACACCATAATGGCGGAACAAGTCGCAGAGCCTAGTATGGATTACGTGAATTTTAAACCAGCAACATTATCTAAAACATTAGATATAGTGTTGGATGAAATAGCTGCTACAGAAGGATTATCAAAAGATGACCTAAGAATAAATGTAACCGCAACCACCACAAGGACACTTCCAATAAATGAAAGTACCGGAATGATAGTTGGCCAAAAATTTAAGGCTACCACCAACAATATTCAAAAGATTTCAGTGCTGTTGTCTGTTGAAGAAAACACTCTAGCAACACCAGGACAGGAATTTGATTGGTCTGGAGAAATTATCGTTGGTATTAGAGCACTACAAACGACAACCACATGTCCAACCGCAGCAATACCAAACACATCAATCGAATTTGATCCTGAATTATATCCGTTGGCCGAAGTTTCTTTTTCGCAAAACGATCTTGAAGACATAGGGGTGATATTAACTGATGAACCCCAAGTAGTTGATTTTGTATTTACACAGTCTCTGCTGGCAAACCCAAACATAGAACCATCTATTGTTCCTGGAAAATATTATATTCTAACAATACGCAGGTCTGGTGATTTGAGCAAAGGTAACATTGTATTGCAGGAGGCAGAGAATACAAATGTTTCCGACACAGACGACATGATGATGTCTGTGTTCTCACAGAATGTTTGGACAGATATTCCAGAAAGTGACTTGTGGTTTAGAATACACACAGACGCAATAAGAATAACAAGCGGAACAGCATTTGATGGTGGAGTACAAATAACATCAAATAAAACAAAAAAGAATGATTCGACGGGAGTGCTGGAACCATATGTCAACGGATACTATAATTTACTAGATATATCTAGTTCTGCGAAAAATTATGTGATTGTACAAAAATCAACAGAGTTTTCCGATTCAATACCACATCCGTCGACCGGAAACCAAGTGTTTACCAGAATACTTGATGTGCCAGATGTTGTTGTTGTATCAGAAGATACCCTGACAACATTAATTGACGCAGGAACAGAGCCAATAATTTTGGGATATGCAACTGATACTAATCCAATTGGAAATCCGAGTATTACCGGATACACAGAGTTTCCTGGATTAGCAAGAAGTAATACCCTTACATTGATTAATCCAAGTTCTGATATAACCAATAATAATTTGGTCGGGTCAATACTAACGCCAAATACTGGTGAGCCAGAATTAAAATACAGAATAATAAAAGTTCAGTCGTACGACGATGCCTACGGTGATATTAATAATGACCTAGGCGTGGACGTATTTGATGTTTCGCGGGCATTGATTTTGGACGGGTACTCAAAGACATTGGTAGATGGAACAGTATCGTCCGTCGACCAGCAAAGGGCAATTGTAGCCGGCACAGTAACAATGGAAGAAATCATAAGAGCTGATGTCACTAACGATGGTGAGATAGATATTCTTGATGCACAATTGATACAACAAAACATATCTCTTGGGACATCATTTAGTTCTGGTAGCACTTTTAATAGGGTTGTAATAACTGTCGAAAGTCTTACTAGTCCACTTAGCACAACTCCTAATATTATAGGATCAGATAGTTCATTTAATGATGTTCCGTTTTCACAGATACAGTTTAGAATAGACTTTGTTCCACTTTGGACACAATCAAACATAACCATAGTGGATTTAAGAAGGTTTGTTCCGAATACTTTTACACAGTTGGAATCCGATGATATAACTGGAAGCACACCTAATGGCGGAAAGAATGTTGCGTACATTCCAGGTGACTTGTTGCTGGGCGGAAATCTTCTAACACCAGAGGGAGAATCATACTCTGTTGATTTAGAGGTAAACACGATAACAATAGATTTGCCGGATGGAGATACTCAGGGAGAAGTTGATATATTTACAAACTTTATTAAAAATAAAATGTATTTCTCGGATGGCTCATTGGTAACTGCCGACGCAATAACAGATAATCAAATTAAGGTGTCAGCAGCGATTGGTTCACTTGCTAAGAACAACGAGGACTTGGATGGATATGACTTCCAAAGCATAGACGGAGTAACGACAGTTGATACTTCGGTTTCTGTGTTGTATATGCAGGAGTTCGGTTTATTGAGAATTAGAGCATATAATATAAAAAATATATCAACTGTCCCGGAACTAAAAACAAAAATTATTCTTACCGTGTTCCTAAAGAAAGCCGGTTTTGCTAACAGTGAGGTTGAAGTAACACCACAAGAATTAAGCGACATATTAACGGTAATATAAATAAACCATGACAGAAATTGTTGGTGGACACGGCGGCAGGTGGAGGGGCAGGTCTATAAGGCCAATCTTCAAAGATGGGTCGTCCTGCGCCTCTATGCCAAACAAAGATTCAATGATTATGTCTCCATGCAATGTGGAGTGTGATTCTGTTTATCAAGTTTCAGTTTGCGCATCAAAAAATGGCGGCAACGGAATTTTGCTGGTGAATTTTTTTGGTGGGCAAAACTACGATGGTGCTCCAGCAACGGTCAATATAACAACACAAAACATATCTACCTATAAAGCCACAATTAGATCTCCAAAATTTCCAAAAGGATTACCAATAAGTTTGAGAATTTGGAAACCGTCCTCGTCCACTGGGAATGTATATGTTAAATTAATTAAAATTGATAAGGTTGTTGTCTCTGCGCAAATTCAACAACAATCTAGGCCAATTATAAACACAATACCAAAAGTTCCACCTGCGTTGATTAAGAGAGAGGAACCAAAGAAAGTAAAAAGAGAAAGAAAAGAAATAATAGTTAGGCCAAAAAAGAAACAAGTTGCAATTGTTAAAGAAAAAAAGAAACCGTCTATTAATAAGTTTAGTGACTTGTTGTCTTTTGATACTAGTCTCGTTCCCTTGGTTTCTATTATTACACCAACTCGCGACGGTAGAAATTTAGTAGAAAGTTGCTACAAGGCAATAAAAGAAAACACCATCTATCCTAATTGGGAGTGGATAATTGGAGATAGTAATTCACAAGATGGAACGGCAGAATTAATCAAATCCTGGCAAGACCCCAGAATAAAATTAGTGGAAAGAAAAACCACAGAAGGGTCATTTTCTTCGATAAACAATGAGTTGGTAAAGTATTCAACAGGTGAGTACTTACTGTTTTTGAACGATGACACGCAACCGCAATTTCTGTGGCTATACACTATGGTTTCAAAGCTTCATAATAGAGAAAACATAGGGGTGGTAGGTGCGCGTCTTTTATACTTAGAAAATAAAATACAGCACGCCGGCGTTGCGTTTATACCACATGGCCCCGTTAATGTTGGTAAGTCTGTACTTAAGTCTTTGCCGCAAGATTTCCCAAACAACGATAGGTTTTATCAAGCAGTTACGGGCGCTTGTATGTTGGTGAGAAAAACAGATTTTCTTGCTGTGGGCGGGTTTGATGAAGGATACTATTTTTGTTATGAAGACATAGACCTGTGTTTAAAAATTAATAAACAATTAAATAAAAAAATAGTTTATGCTTCGTCCGCAAAAGTATATCATAGGGAGAGTGCCACACAAAAGAAGTTTGGAACTGCTTGTGAAAAACAAAGAAACGGAATCGCCTTGTTTCGCGCAAGGTGGTCATCATTTGTGAGGTCGGATTTAGTTGAGTTTAGCGGCAACCCAAACGCTGATATTAAGAAAACAGACATATCGTTTGTTACTTGTGTTAGCAATTTAAATCAGTATAAATCACACGTACTGATGTCGTTGCTGAAAAACACAACAAAGAAAAACTATGAAGTTATTCCAGTACTAAACGCCGGCAATAAATACTCAGCGGCCCAAGCATTAAATATTGGAATAAAATCTGCAAAAGGAAATATAATTGTTTTATGCCATCAGGATGTGGTGTTTTTTGAGAAATGGATAGACAATTTATTTATTAGAATTGCAGAGGTTGAAGGAAAAACAAGCAAGTGGGGTGTTTTGGGAACCGCGGGAATAAATTCTTCTGACACCACGATAGGAAGAGTGTATAATATAAAGGGTAAGCTGTCGTGGGCATCAACAACTGACAAAACCATAATGCCGGCCCAAACAGTTGATGAACATTGTATGGTGATTAAAAAGAACTCTGGGTTGCTGTTTGATGAAAAAACAGTTAAGGGGTTTCATTTTTACGGTGCGGATATTTGCTTGAACGCCAGTATAAATAAGGGCCTGGTGAACTATGGTATTTTGTGTCCAATAATTCATAATTCCGCTTCTGGTAGTTTAAATATTGGAAAAAAAGAGTTTGAGAGACTTATGGTTGTGTTTGCAGAGAAATGGAAAAAAGTCCCAGTTATAAGGACACCAACGTCATTAATAAACAGAAAGTCTAAAAAGACATTTTTGAAGTTTAAGAAAAGGTAGGTTATATGAAAGAAAGTTTAAATGTAAGATTAAATTCGTGGCTTTCTGGAAATTTAAGTTGGGCGTACGTAATGGGTAGGTTGGGTCAGGCTTTCGAGGAATTGGGGCATAATGTCTATACAATTTCCACCAACGGATTGAAAAATTCTGATCCATATTTTAATGAAGATAAAATGCTTAAGT